CAGATCGCCACCGGCGCGGCGCCGGGCGGCATTTTTGGCACGCTCGGCAACCCGCAGCTCGCCGCCGCCTGCGCCGTCGCCGTCGCCGCGGTCGGCACCGTCGACAGCGTGGCGCCGGGCGCCGGCTACCCCGCCGGCGTCTTTTTGCTCCTGTCGGCGGTGCCGCAGGCGGTGGCAAGCGCCAGCGCGTCGCTGCTGCAATCCGCCGTCGGGCCGGGCGACGCCGCCGTGCTGGTGACGCCGATCGACGGGCGCGTGACCATGAACGTGCTGCTGGCGGCATCCTCGGCCGCAGGCGGGCAGTTCGGCGCTTCGGCGATCACTGCCGGCCTCGCACTCGCGCAGGCCGCGATGACGGCGATCGCCGCCGCGCAGGCCGCCACCACGATCGCCTGGGACAGCGCGCAGGAAGCCGAGGCGGCACTCGGCACCTTACTTGCGGCGATCGACGCCGCCGCCGCCCAGGCCGCCGTTGCCGCCGCCACCGCGCCGGTGCAGGCCGGCGGCCTGTGGCGGGCGCTGGAGGATGTGCGCGCCGGCCTGGTTTCCGACATGACGGCCACGATCGGCCGGCTGCCGCAGGTGCAGGTGGTGACCACGCTCGCGACCATGTCGGCGTGGACGCTGGCGAACATCCTCGCCGGCGACGCGCCCGACCTGATCTTCCCGACCTATCAGGACCTGGTCGGCCGCAACGGCGTGAAGAACCCGGCGATGGTCGCGGCCGGAGTACTCGAGCTGCTGGCGCCGGCCAGCCTGCCGACGCTGGTGCCGGGCGTGTCGGCGGCATGAGCGGGAGCTGGGCGTCCGGCACCGGGCGCGTGGTGCTGAAGGTCAACGGCCAGGCGTTCAGCGCCTGGACCGGCATGACGATCACGCGCGACCTGGGCGACATCACCGGCAAGTTCTCGCTGCAATACTACGATGCCGGTCGAGCCGTCGCCGCCATGCCCGGCGTGCCGCACGCGGCGCCGGTGCCGAGCCCGATCCTGCGGCGCCAGGCCTGCACGGTGGCACTCGATAGCGAGACGGTGATCACCGGCTGGATCGACGGCATGGAGGGGGAATGGACGGATACGTCCCTGCAAACCAGCGTGACCGGCCGCGACAAGACCGGCGACCTCGCGGATTGCGCGGCGGCGCCCACCGGGCCTGCGGAATGGCGCGGCGTGACCTTGCTGCAAGTCGCGCAGCAGATCTGCGCGCCGTTCGGCATTGCCGTCCGCGCCGAGACGGACATGGGCGCGCCGTTCGCGCGGTTGGCACTCAACCCGCACGAAACAGCGCTGTCGCTGCTGGAGAAGGCGGCGCGGCAGCGCGCCGTGCTGGTGGTCAGCGACGGCATCGGCGGCCTGCTGCTGACGACGGGCGGCCGCACCCGCGCGCCGGCCGACATCCGTGTTGGGGCCAACGCGCAGCGGGTGAAGTTCCACTTCGACGATGCCAGGCGCTTCAGCGACTACTACGTGAAGGGCCAGACCGAGAGGGCGGCCGGCGCCCGCGCCGGCAAGGGGCCGCCGCTCGGGCACGACGCGGTGCCGGTGCCGACCTTTTCGCCGCTGCCGGCCAGTGCGAAGGCGGTTGAGGCCGGCGGCATCCAGATGACCGGCCACGCGGTGGACAAGGAAGTCACCCGCTGGCGGCCGTCGGTGGTGATGACGCGCACGCAGTCCGGCGCCAGCACCTGCCAGCAGCAGGCGGAATGGAAGGCACGCGTCGCGCGCGGCCTGAGCACCGGCCTGACCTATACCGTGCTCGACTGGCGCGCGGGCGCCGGCCATGCGCTGTGGAAGCCGAACACCGTGGCGCGGGTTTTCGATCCGTGGGCCGGCATCGACGACGACATGCTGATCCGCGGCGTCTGCTACCGGATCACCGACAAGGGCATCCTGACCGACCTGTCGATCGTCGGCGTGACAGCGTTCGACCGCATCGACGAAGCGGCAACCAAGAAGCCTTTAAGGCCGGCCCAAGCGGCGTCCAGGCGATGAGTCACGCGCTGGCCGAATCGGTGCAGGAGCTGCGCGGCGCCGCGATGCGCGGGCTGGTGCAGGCGGTCTACGACACCGGCCAGATGCAGACGGTGGACGTGATCACGCATGACGGCATGGTCCGGGCGGGCATCGAGGTCTACCAGCCATACGGCTTCGCCACCTCGGCGCCGGTGGTCGGCTCGGTGGTGCAGCTCGCGGCGATCGGCGGCGACCCCGGCGACCTGATCGCGCTGCCGCCGATCACGCCGGCCGCCCGCTACGGCAATCTCGCGCAGGGCGAGGTGGTGGTCTACGACGTGGCTGGCCAGCGGGTGGCGCTGCGCCAGGGCGGCGCCATCGACATCAAGGCCGCCACCATCGTCAACATCGATGTGCCGAACGTCGCGATCAACGCGCCGCTCGGCGTCGCCATCACCGGGCCGGTGACGATCATCGGCTCGCTCAACGTCACCGGCGACGTGGTGGCTGGCTCCGGCGGCCCGGACATCAGCCTGCTGACTCATGTGCATGGCGGCGTCATGACCGGCGGCGGCGACACCGGGCAGCCCGCTTGATCGCTGTTGCCCTCGCGCGTGGGCATGGCCCGCGCCCCGCGCGCGCGTGAAACATCTGATATGTCCGGCAACCTCAGTTCCGCCGCCAGCGCCGGCGCGTCCGCGCTGGACATCGCGCTGGTCTACGACCCGGTGCGGCGCGGCTGCGACCTGTGCTTTGCCAACGGCGACATCCAGGTGGACCTGACGCCTGTCACCGCGATGCTGATGGCGCTCGGCTGCGACCGCCGCGCCCGGCTATCGGATGCGCTGCCAGAAGACGGCAACGGCTGGGCGCAGGGCGAGCCGCTGGCCGACCTGAAGCGCGGCTGGGCCGGCGACGCGCTCGACAGCCAGGGGCGCCGCATCGGCAGCCGGCTGTGGCTGCTGGAGCGCGCCAAGGCCGACGAGGCGTCGCGAAAATTCGCCGAGGGCGCGGCCGGCGAGGCGCTCGACCTGGTCAGCACGGCACTCGACGTGCCGATCCAGCTCACGGTGCGCTATGTCGCGCCGGCGATCCTCGGCTATCGGGCGGTATCGGGAAAACTGGCGCTGAACATCAGCCAGCCGGTTGCCGGCTGATGCCGTGGCCGATCCCGCAGCCCGCCGACATCTACGCCCGCGCCGGCGCCGCCTATGTCGCGGCGTTCCCGGGCTTCGACCCGACCCAGCCGAACACGGTGTGCGGCACCACCAGCCGCATCGTCGGCATGACTGGCTTCGACCTGTATCTCTACCAGGGATACATCATGAACGAGCTGTTCCCCGACACGTCGGTGGACAACCTCGACCGCCACGCCGGCATCTGGGGCCTGACTCGCATCCCGTCGCAGGCGGCCACGGGCAGCATCGCCTGGACCGGCAGCAACGGCACCGTGCTGGCGTCCGGCATCCTGCTCACCGACCAGTTCGGCAACTCCTACCTGACCACCGACGGCCTGACGGTCAGCGGCGGCAGCGCCACGCTCACCCTCACCGCCGTTTCCGGCGGCGCGCAGGGCAATCTTGCGACCGGCGCGGTGCTGACGCCGGTGTCTCCGGTCGCCGGCATGGCGGCGACGGCGGCGGTAGCCTCGCCCGGCCTGTCCGGCGGCGCGCCGGCCGAGAGCGACACCGCGTTGCGCGCCCGGTTGCTGCAACGCATCCGCGAGCGCGGCCGTGGCGGCAACAACGCCGACTACGTGAACTGGTGCGAGGCGGCGTCCTCGGCCGTCGCCTACGTGCAGGCGATCCCGCAGTGGTATGGCGCCGGCAGCGTCGGCATCTTCCTCGCCGGCGCCGGCCCGTCGGCGCTGAGTGGGCCGGAGGTGGCGACCGTGTCGGCCTATCTCGGCGCGCTGTTCGCGCCGGGCGGGGTCGCGCCGGTGACCGCCTACGTCGCGGTGTTCGGCGCCACGCTCTACACGCTCAACGCCACCGTCCACCTCAACCCCGACACGTCGACGATCCGCGCCGCCGCCACCGCCGCTTTCCAGGCGTGGGTCGAAACCGACGCCCAGATCGGCGGCACGATGTATGTCGCGCGCATGGACGCGGCGCTGGAGGGCGCGTCCGGCGAGTTTTCGCACGACCGCACGCTGCCCGCCGCCGACGTGGTGCTCGGCCCCGGCACCATCGCCGTCGCTGGCGTGCTGAGTTTCGCCTGATGGCGTTTCAGGCCCCCCGCACCCCGGCGCAGGCGCTGGCCGGCCTGCTGGAGCTGACGCCGCAGGGTTGGGCGCTGCCGGACGACCCGACCAGCGTGTGGGCCGGCTTCGTCTCGCCGATCGCCGCCGAATGGTCGCGCATCGAGACCACGGCGGCCGCGATGCTCGCCGAACTCGATATGCGCACCGCGCCGAACATGCTGCCGGATTACCAGCGCGTGCTCGGCCCCGACGCCTACGGCCGCGACGCCGCCGGCCTCGGTCTGTCGGAGGATCAGGCGGCGCGGCTCGCCTGGGCGCGCTGGACCGCCGGCGGCAACATGGCGCCGTCCGACTACGTCGCGCTCGCGGCGCAGGCCGGCGTGACCATCACCGTGCAGCAATACTGGCCGTCGATCTGCGGCCTGATGCAGTGCGGCGATGAACTGGGTGACGATCGCTGGTTCGAGTGCGGGCGCTCGCATTGCGGCAACGCGCTCGGCTGGGAGCCGCTGGTGTTCACCTGGCTGGCGCGGCTGCCGACCTGGCTGACCGGCCGGTTCGAGTGCGGCGGCGGCGAATGCGGCGACCTGCTGGGCAACACCGAGGCGGGCGCGCTGCTCGCCGGCGCGATCGCCGGCGAGGCGCCGAGCCACACCAACCCCGTTTTCATCTACTCCTGAAGGCATATCGCGATGCTCCGCACCACCGGCGCCTATTCCACCACGCTGTCGCCCGGCAGCCGCACCGGCTTCCAGGATGTCAACCCGCCGAGCGTGCCGAACGGCACGCGGGTGCCGGCGCAGACCATGAACGACCTGCAGGAGAATATCTGCGGCGTCATCGAGAGCGCCGGGATCACGCTGAGCGACAGCGACGGCATCGGCGGCGCCGGCCAGCTGGTGCAGGCGGTGCGCCGTCTCAACACCGGCACCCACTCGTTCATCGACTCGGGCGTCACTACGGCGGTCACGCTGACGGCGGACAGCGCCGGGTTCATCGTGGTCGACTGCACCACCGCGAGCGTGGTGCTGACGCTGCCGCTCGGTGTCGCGGCGAACGGCACGCTGTGCGG